TTCTTTCTCACGTTGAGAGTCACATGCATTTGTTACAAGTTCTCTTACGGTAGATTGAATTGGCATAGAATATTGTGTAGATTGAAGAATGTCAAATACCATCTTCTCTGCGCCTTTATTGATGCGCTTCGCAATCCCTTCTGAACCTTGGATTGGCTTGTCAATTGTTTTAATACTCATATCCTTTTAAGTGTTTAAATTGTTTAATAAATTTTTTTTGATTTTTACATAAAAATTCCACTGGGTATGGAACAAATCTTCGTTCAGCTTGAGAATTAACAGAAGATGTACGATGTATCCAAGCATCAGAATCTTTAAGATTTCTAAAGTGGCTATCCCAATCTTCTTGTGTCCATTTACTCCATTGATTACTTGGTATCCAATAATATTGTGCTCTGTATCCACTATAAGCACTTTTACCATTCCAAGTTTTAAAAATTACTGGATTTAAATAATCTCCTCCAAGTAATCCTACTAAATCTCCTTTTTTTATTTTGCTAACCCATTTTTTTTCAAGAGTCATAATCCCATATCCCTCCTTTCATCAGCTTCGTCTTCTAATTTAGCTTCTCTGGCTGCTTCATTGAATTCATAATCTTCAATAGGTTCTGTAAAAAATTCTCCACAGAATTTAGATTTGCATTCATATCCATCTTCATCTATCTTTAATGTAACTTCATTGTATTCATCATGTCCACAATGAGGACATACCATTTCTGCCATAATTTATTTTCTTATTGTATAACTTATTGAATCAGGATAAATAATTATATAATCCATATCTTCTAAGTTGTGTTTAATTGTAATTCGTGTTAATATATCTCCTACATTTTCATTTCTCTCACATATTATAGTATCATTAGTACAATCGCCATACCAATTAATACTATCTTCTGTAATTACATGTGTACTATAGCTATATTCTTGTATTAATTCTTGTGAATTAATAGATACTATTGTAGCTAGTATAAATATTCTAATTATCTCCATAATTTTAATTTGATTAATAAAAAGAAAAGGAACGTAGAGGATTCAAACCTCTACCCATAGCGTCAGTGCATCTGTTAACGCAGACCCGTTCCAAGAGGGAATTCCTAATCTATTTGTTTGATTAGTTCTATTGTTTCAAGAACTTGTTTTTGATTCTTTGGTAAAAAAAGGACACAGTCATAACCATGATCCATAAGGTGTTTTTTAAATAGTTTCCATTTTATAGGAAATACATCATTAGCAAAGCCTTTGACTTCTATTATCCATTTACCATTAGGATCCACAAAATCAGGGGTATAAGTTATATCTCTAATTTTGGTGGTTATGTCTATGTATCCTTTACTTTTGTGAGGTTCGACACATCTATTCCCAAAACGAAAACCTTCCATTAATATGAATTTTTTCTTTTCATATAATGATTTTATTCCTGCTTCTTCTAATTTTTTATAAGTGAATAATTCTAGTTTTGATCTAAATTTTATTCCTTTATATGTACTAGAAATTGCATTTCTAATTTTCTTGTTTTTTGGTTTCTTTTTGTATCTTCTCTTCACGACTTTGTACATTACTTAATATTATTTTTATTTGTTCGATTCTCCATTCTTTACCTCTTTGAACACGTTCATTTGCTATAAAGTCTGAAATATCTTTACTAGCCCATTGTTTTTCTAATTTAGCATTTAGGAATCCAAAATTACCACAAATTCTTTCTGCCATAGTTTGACCAGCAAAATCAGTATCATAAAACAAAATTATACAATTAAAATGACTTTTTAACTTTTCTATAGTATTTTCATCAGGCATTGTTGTTTCACTTTGAAACGCAATTGCTGGAATACCAATACTATATAAAGACATCACATCTTTTAAAGAAGATGTAATCACTAATGTTCCGTTTAATCCTTTTAACATATGAAGACCTTGAATCTGAGTTGAATTGGTATTGGAAAACCATTTTCTTTCTTTTTCAAAAGGCGCATATATTTTATACTTTAATCCAATTCTATAAGCATATGTTAGGCTTTTACATACAAACCTATTCTCATTTATCCAATAATGTGATATTGGTTCAACAAGAAACTTTTCTAATATATCCTTATTAATATTAAATTGTTTCCAAAATTTAGCATCTTCATTGTTCCATTTTCGTTTCTTTTTTTTAATAATTGTTACTTTCTTATGTTGTTCAATCGTTTGATTATATAATTTAGGTTTCCCTCTACTAATGGTTGTATTCAAATCATTGTATTTGGGACCTAAACCTAAACTAAAATCATTATCAATTATTTGTAAAGCTTCTTGAAAATTACAACTAAATTTATGAACTACATATGTAAAACAATTAAATGAGTGCTCTGGACATCCAAAGTCCTTATATAATAGTCCTCCATTCCAAGCTATAATTACGCTATCATTTGAAGTGTCTTCTCTAAATTCACTGCAAAAACGTTTACCTATTTCTGTAAAAGAATTACAATAATATCTAAATATATCATAAGGTGATATTTTCTTTAATATTACATCTGTATGTAAATAAGCTTCACTATCTCTACTTTCAATCATTATACCCAATCATCTGTTTCAGCTGGAGCTTCTTCAATATCCGGCTGTGTTACTGTTAACTGAGGTGTAAATTGTCCCCATTGTAAATCTCCTGGAAACTCTGCATTAAACCCTGAATACTCTCCATTAAGATGTTTAACAAAATAAGAATCTCCTGATCTTTGAGTTCTTCCAAAATAATGTGTATAAACATTTTGATATCTACCATCCTTAACACCAACTAATACTCTAACACGGTTAGCTGTAAGTGTTGTAACTAATTGTTTAAGTTCAGAAAGATCTGTTCCTGCAGCAATTTTATCCATAGTATCTAAATTAACTTTACCTCCACTTGCAACATTAGCCCAAGCTTTAATAAATCCAATTAACTTCTCTTCATTAGGATATGCGGGTCTAACTCCATCAGTTTTATACCACTCCCACTGAGATAAAGCTTCCTGATCTTCAGCATAAATAAATTGACCATAATTATTAACCCATTGAGTTTTATTACCATCTCTAGTTGTTTTAGGCCCATTTTCTAATAAAAATTCTATTTTAGTTGTAAGATCCGGATTACTTACCCAAAATACAACTTTAAAAACTGGTCTACCAGGTTGTATTTCTACATTATAATTAGGTTCTTGTTTAGCATTTATCCCCAGAGCATTTAATTCTGCTAATGTAGGATTAACTGCTTTAACTTCCATATTAGTTAAACCAGCCCATAATTTAATTGTGCCCAATACTTCTTTTGAGCTGTCATTACTTTCTATCATTTCTAATTTTTTTTAATTATTAATTTCATTTTCTTCATCATCAAAAGAAGTAACTTCTGTAAATTCTACTTCTACTGCATCTTCTATAGGAATTTCAGTTTGATTAGGATTTTCTTCCATATCATCTACAAATTCAAAAGGTAATTTTCTAACTTTTTTAGCTTTTTTACCTTTTAATCTAGGATCTTGAAACATTAATGTTACCATCCATTTTTCTAATCCATATTTTTCTTGAATTCCAGGTCTATCTATACCATTCTCTAGATCCTCTACGATCATAGATGTGGTAATTTTTGCTGGTGTCTCTTGTTTTACAACTTCACCATTAGTTGGTTCTTGTCCTTCAATCATTTTTTTTAAAATTTAGTTAATCAATAAATATTTCTGACCATTTCATAGGCATGGTCTTACCTATTAAATGCGGGCATCTAGTCCCACCTGTTACATCTTGCAAGGAATCAAATGAAATTATAGTCGTACCTTCTTCACGGCTAATATAACCAATTGCATCGGATCCTGCACAAGTAATTTGTTTAAGTTTTCCAGTTAGGTCAAGATCTTTTACAACCACTTCCGTTCCTTTCTTATCAACTACTTTATCCTTTAAGTGTCCAACTAAAATCACATGATCTGCTAGTTTGTTCAATTTATCTATCCATTTTTTAAAGGCTATCCTTAAATATAGGTAGCCACCGCCATTTGGCAATGATAGTATTGACATTCCAGGATACTTCTGATTAAAGTTTTTACCCATAGGAGTCTTCATATAAAGTTCTTTAGCTTCTACTTCACACCACTCTTCTAATTTAGAAATAGTATCAATTGCTACATATTTATATGGTCTCTTGTTTTTCATTATTTCTTTACCAACTTCAGTTAGTTCTTCTAAGTTAGTTACTTTAACTTTTAAAGCATCAACCATATCTGAACCATCTTCTAAATCAATAATTAAACAATTTTCTAATTCAGATAATACAGTAGTCTTTCCAATTTTAGGTGGACCATATATTATCATGTTTTTAGGCGATTTACGGGATGCCTTAATCCTTTTCTTCGGTAACTGTATAGTCTCTTTCATTTAAATTATATTTTTTTATAAGTTCTTTTTTTCTTGTTTGTAATTGTCTTTTAGAAACAGCAGAAATATGAAACATTTCATTATCACTCATTCTAAAAGGATCAGGTTTTTTTAATTTACTTATTGTTCTTGTTAAATTTTTAACTATTTCAATTGCTCTTGTTTTTTTACTCATGATTTCTTTCTTTCTTTTATTGTAAATGTTGATAATTCTGCTTGATATGGTATCATACCTAACATTCCGTCTCTATTTTTTTCCACATGACATGCTAATAATTGTATAGGATCTTCGTCACAATAAGTACCTGTAATTCCATATAGATCATGTGGTCTATTAAGTATCATAACTACATGAGCATCTTGTCCAATACTATCACCCCCAAATAAATCTGTCAGTAATGGTTGGTATTGGTTTTTTGCACGATGCTCTTGTTCTATATTTCTATTTAACTGAGATAATAAAATGTTTATAGTTCCCATTTTAGATTGCATATGCATGCATCCTTTAGATACTATATTTAATCTTTGTAACTCTGTTTCTGCTTTACCAGATATTAATCTAGAATGATCAAATACATTAATAATAGTTTTATCTGGATACGCTATAAATATACGCTCATTAGAGTTTATTATAGACTCCATACTTTTAGGATGATTATTAAAATATATCTCATACTTATTATATCTAACAGCATTAGCTGCATATTTATCAAAATCATCTTGTGATAAAGGTTTATCTAATGAATATAATTCTCCTAATTTCTTTTGCATATCTTTAGCAGCACTTCTCATTATTTGCTGATATCCAGGCATTTCAAATGTCCAATATAATACAATAATAGGGCGTTTAGTATTAACATCTAATATATCAAATACTAATTGATTACTAAATGCTGATTTACCTACACCAGGCCTTCCCGCAATAACATATAATTTACCAGGTTGTAATCCACCTAATAAATTATGATTTAATCTGGGCCATTTTGTAGGTATAACATCTCTATTACCTAACATAGCATTTCTAACAACTGTTAATGATTGTTTTACTGCTTTACCAATTTTTTGAAATCCTTTAAAGGGATCTTGTAATTCTTCCATCATTCTCTTCTTCTAAGTTAATATCCACATACTTCTCCCAAGTATGATTGTTAAGCCAAGTTTCTAGGTTCTGCATATAACCTAGACTATCCTTGTCTGTTTCTAACTGTACTTTTAATAATCTAATAATTTCTTTATGTACAGCTACTTTCTCGCCAGTGATCTTACGATATCTGTCTTTAGCTTTCATGTTAGTATAAGCGGCTGGGTCTTTAGCATGCAGCACCCGCTTACTTCTGTTAGGTGAATATACAATAGCTGGATAAACATCAAGTAATTCTTTAAACAAATCATTATAATCTGAAGCAAATAAATCTAACCATTTAGAACTTAATTCCCAACCTTCTTCTAACCAACCTTCTTTCATTAAATAACCCCAAGGAATATGTTCATTAAATTTTTCACTTATATCAATTCCTTTATGTTTACAATGTAAAGCTATATACTCATTAGGCCTTAAATCTAACTCTTCTAAGAGTTCTAAATCTATTTCTATTTTCATGATTCCTCAAATTTTACGTTATTTAAATTCTTAACTGCATTCTTTAACCATTTTTCTTCTTGGCTATTTTTAATATATAATATTATAATTTCACCTATTTTATCTTCTTGAAATCTAATAAGTCTACCAATTCTTTGTATCATGGGCAATGCTTTACTAGTTAATCCACATACAATACCCATATTGGCATCAGGTACATCAAATCCTTGATTCAAAGCTTTAGTTGAACATAATACATTTATCATACCATTTTTAAAATTTTCTAAAGCTGTTTCTTTTTGCTTCTTAGTTTTTTTAGAATGATATGCTTGAGCCAATGGTATTACTGAATCTGTTAACATATCAGTAAATTCATTAGCACCTCCAAATGCAAGTATTCTTTTATCTGAATTATTTAATACTATATCTTTAAATACTTCTATCTTATTTTCTGCAAAGTCTATAATTTTTTTTCGTTCTCTTATAGCTCTGTAGAATTGTGTAGCAGCTTTTTTTTCTTGAGGTGTTGCAGATATATTACCCATTATATATTTAGCATTTTCCCAAGCATCAAACTGCCCTAATTGACCTTTCCAATAAACAAATCTATTATTTATTTTTTTGTACTCAGTACGTTCAATATATGTTAATTCTAATCCTTTACATATAATGTTATAAGGAGCTACCAATCCTAATTCTACACATTCATCTAATGTAATTTCAAAAATTGGTGGCGCTATTTCTGCTAAAAATTCACAATATTCATATTCCTCTGGTAATGTAGCAGTCATACATAATAATCTATCATATTCATTATTATCAAAGAATTTACGATATTTAGGGGATAATCCTAAATGTATTTCATCACATACTACTACATCATAATGTTTATCTACCATTTTATATGCACTTTGATAACACATGAAATCTACTGTATCTAATACACCTTCATATCCCCATTTAATAAATTCTTGTTCAAATTGATCTTTTAATTGTACAGTTGGTACAAGAACTAAACCAGTAATATGTACTATTCTTTCTCCATAATCATTATATTCAGTTAGCCTTTTTATAGTTTCACCTATAGCTATAACTCCACATCTAGATTTACCAAAACCGGTACCCGCTATTATACTACCTTTAAACCCATTTATAGCCCAATTGTTTAAGGCTTTTCTTTGTTGTTGATCTCTTAAATCATTTACATCCATTTTAAAAAGTTTTAACTGATTCATAACATAAATTTTAATATTTCCATTAATTTTAATTTTACCCAATCCCACGCTTCATAAGAATCATCAAAAGAATTAAATTTAATTTGTTTCCATTTTTTAGAACGTTTATTTAATTTATAGATTTTAGCTATAAATTTATCATGTTCAATATCTACACATATCCAATATCCATAATTTAATAATTTGTCTATATCTTCTTTATTCATGATCTTTTAAAAATACTGCAAATGCTTTGCCTGTAGTTCCCAATGGTCGTTTCTCTTTAACTTTTGGCGCTTTTAATTTTTCTTTACTCCAATACTTTGGATTCTTACTATTTAGTTTTCTTTTCTTCATATTTTTCTATCATTTTTGCTATTCTTTCTTTTAAAATAAAAATTTCAGTTGTAGCAAGTTTATATTCTATTTGTAATTTTTCTAATTTGTGAACTTTTTCTGTCATTATATCTAAATCTATTTCTAATAAATCACTTTCAAATTTTAGTCTGCGATATGTATGTAATGACCCTAAAACCAATCCTATAAATAACGTAATTGCTATTAATAAGATTGGCTGCCAAATTGTTGTGTATTCCATATTATTTATTTTTTATTGAATTCTTTGTCTAATATTTTTAGCAATGCTTTATCTCCATATATTGTTTTAGCATTTTTATATTTGACATACTCTTCTGGTTTAAATATCATTTTAACTTTAATTAATTTACCATTTTTATCTCTAGTTATTGTCCACCGTCTTCCACGGATTGTTTTATTTCTTCTTAGTGTATTTCTTAAACTCATAATTTTATTTTTTTTTGTTTTCTTTAAAATATTTATCTAGTCTACCACTAACATTACTTTCTTGTATTTTAAATACTTGTGCTATTTCTTTTAAAGTATATCCAAGAGTATCAAAATAAAATTGAACAACAGGATCATTAGTAACTATCTTTACAGAAGCATCTTTAACTTTTTTAAAATTTTTTTCTTTTTTTACTTCTTCTATTTCTCCACTATATTTAAAATAATTTTCAAATTTAATATGAGCTGCATTCCATCTAATTTGGAATTCTTGTTCTTGTTTACATTCTAAAACAAACGCTTCAATTAGTTCTTTATCCATAATTTTTAATTTATTTAGTCCAACAATTATTTACTGTTACTTCAGCCTTTAGTAGGCCATTAGTTACTATCTCTTCAGATGCCATTTCCATTAACATTTTCATATCTTGTTTCCAAGTCTCTACATATTCATTTTTACATATAGTATCTATTTGATCATGTACAGTCATTACTAACTTTACAGGCGCATCTACTTCAACAATCCATGATCTCATATGAATTAACGCTTTCTTAGTCATATCTGCACTAGCACCTTGAATAGGCGTATTCTTTGAGGCCCTTTCAATACTACCAAGTTCTAACTTAGATGCTTTACTGTCCCATATTTTAGGATACCAATTAGTAAACCAACGGCGTCTTCTATAGGGAGGAAATGTTTTAATATATCCATAACGTTTACCATAATCTCCTAATTTTTCCAGAAATCCTTTAATAGCAGGAAAAGCCTTAAAGTATTTACTAATAAGTATCTTAGCAGAAGCAATATCAATATTAAGGGTATTAGCAAGCTTATTAGGGCCCATACCATAAGCGAGTCCAAAATTAATCGTTTTAACATTAGTTCTAAGTTTTTTATGTGAAGGACAATTGCACTTTTCCTTTTTCTTAAGGTAAGCACAATTATCTTCTCCACTATTCATCCATTCTTTACCATAAACTAACTCTGCACAGGTAGAATGTAAATCTTGACCTTCTTCTAAAGCCTCCAGCCACACTGGATCCTTAGATCCAAAGGCGATTACATTTAATTCCTGAGATGAATAGTCCGCACTGACATAACTCCATCCTTCTGGTGCAACAAAACAATTTCTGTATTTGTTATCAGCTGGAATTTGCTGCATATTAGGCTTACTGCTACTAACACGCCCTGTATCAAGTATTTGGTGAAAGTTTGTATGAATTTTGTTATCATTTGATAAATTTTTAAGAAATGTATCTCCATATGATGTACATAATTTCATAGCTTCTTTATATTCAATATAAGTATTTATGATTTCATGATTATATCTATATTTATACATATTCTTACCATTTACATCATCTAAATCAGGTACAAGAATTTTGAATACTTCTAATACTTGTTTAGGTGATGTCCATTTTACATTTATCTTTCTTAATTTATCTACTGGTGTAAATAGATCTGATTGAACATACTCTTTTACAAATTTAAATAATTTAGTATTTTCTGAAACCATTTCATCTAAATTACGAGCTAATGTATCTGCTTTCACTGTAGATTCAGACTCTAATGCTTTCCATTTATCTACATCTAAATCTAATCCATTGTATTCAATATCAGCAAGTGCTAGTGCTGCCTCATTCTCAAGATTAGCAACCGGTCCTAATTGTAGTTGAGTTAATTTATGTCTTTGTTCCCATTTTATTGCACATAAATATGATACATCTTTAGCTCCATAAACTATTTGAGACTCTGTAAACGGCGCACCATTTAAACCAATAAATTTATTTCTTACTTCTTTATTTAATTCTTTATTACAATATCTTTTAACCAGATCTTTTAATCCAAATCCTATTCTTTTACCACAATTTAAGACTACTTCAACAAGAAACGTGTCCCACACCCCTTGACAAGTAATGTTTGACCATTTCTTGATGAATTTGTAGTCAAATTTTGCGTTATGAAAAATCTTTTGAATGTTAGCATCTTCTAGAACTGACCTTAATGGTTCTATGCTAACATGTCTAGTGTCTATCACAAACTGATTGTCTCCATCACCTATTTGAAACATAATCATTTTATTATAAGTAAAATCTAAACCTTCAGTTTCTGTATCTACACCTAAATAATGTTTGCCACTACAATGTTTTACAACATCTTCCATAGTAGCCTGTTGGCAACATGGATATATTGCTTCAGGTCCTACAAAATATATCATAATATTATTTTTTAAGTATTTTTTTAATTAATTTAATAATTCCAAATGGAATATAAAATGAAAGTATAATAATTGTTATTATATCCATGAATTCTAAATTCATTTTAATAATAAAGTAAATAAAACCAGGAGGATTTCTCCCCCTGGTAGTATTAGCGTTAAATAGTCGTAGTCTATGTAAACCATTTAATGTTAATGAGTTAGGTATTAAGTATAAAAGATCTTATTACAATCTGGTACAAATATAAACAATATTTTAATATAATATACCATTATTTATAATTATTTTTACTTTTTATCTAATATAGCTTTTAAATCATCAAATGTACCTGTTTTTGGTATAGTTACATTATTTGGAGGCGTCCAACTGAAATCTTCAAATTCAACTTCATCAGAATTAGCCTTAAATGTACCACCTTCTCGATATTCTTGATCAGGCGCTAACCATATATGCTGAGGTGTTCCAGTGACTATAAATGTATTAGCAAATATATATTGTCCCTCATGATATATCTTTTGATCAGTTGATGGATTCTTCTTAGCTTCTTTACTAGCATTATCAGCTTGATATTCATCTTTTGGATAAACAGACTCTTTAACCTGTACTCTTAATCTTTTACCTTTATTAAATGAACTAATAAATGTAGGATTAAGTATATTTAATTCTAATTCTTCTTTATCTCTTGTATTTACAAACCATTTATCTCTTTCAGATATTTTAATGCCAAAAAATGCTTCTAATTCTGCATAACCTATTGGTAAAAATGCATGTCTAGGCTTTGGATCATAATATCTAGTTAACGATTGGAATAATAACTTCAAATCTCCGGACTGTTCTGGATCAGGTCTAACTATTTCTAATAGTCTTATCTGAACCAGGCCAGCCTTTGATTGAGTTTTAATAATAGATAATAGTAAACTATTACCTTCTTCTAGTGTCTCTTTATTCCCAGAGTCACGAGAGTTCAAGTTGTTTTTCTTCATTTGTAATTGTTTTAGTGATTGAATAGTACTCTTTTATGAGTTTCTCTTCAAGCATATCAATTGTCATTTGAATAAAAGACTTCCTTGTTCCTAAAGCTGTCGAAGCTTCTGATTTACACACATTTAATAATCTGTTTAAATCTTTTTGAGAACGTAATTTGTTGGTGTCAACACAGACACCTTTAATTCTAATTTTCATTTCTCTTAGATTTGGTTAATACTCTAGTTAATGTGCGTAATACTTGTGTTTTAATCTTTGTACTTTTTTCTTAATCTATTGATTATATCCCAAAGTTTAACATTTAATCCAACATTTAATATTAAATCTTTAGCTTCAATTATAACATGAATTAAATGTTCTAATTCTTCTTGTCTATTTTCAAGTACTTTGATTCTTTTTAATAAATTGATGGGATTATCTTCATCATGTTTTGATCTTGTCATAATTTAATAATTTAATAGTTAATTAAAAAAGCAGTTTGTCTTCATGCTTAGGAATACGACGTTTGGATTTCACTCCATCTCATAGTGTTACCACTACATACGTCCTGTCATCTTATCTTTAACAAACAATAATATTCCCAAGCCCAGGGAAATCGTGCACAATTGTTCTTAGCTCAGTTGTATTATCTAAATATATTTAATGTGCTTCTCAGCAATGCTAATCTACGGATTAAGAGATTTACTAAGATAACAGATGCTCTATTACATTTGCTTCGCTCCTGTAATTATAACTGCTCTTTTCTTTCTCAACCAGATTAAAGGTCCTCTTAAAGTGTCCCTTGTGTATTATAGAATAGAATTGAGAAGGGATCTCAACCTCACAGGTTACGACTGTGTTCCAAAACAAGTATTATGAAATGTTTTACTCGCTTCTATTCTTATATTATAAGAGTAATAGACAGGCTCACAAATGTACTGCTTGCATACCATACAAATGTAATTTAATGGTCATGACATCATAATACTTGTCTCAACCTGTCCGTTACTAATCCTAATAAGATTAGTACTACTCTATTCTTAAGATACCATTACAGTATCCATAGATTATATATTTACCATATTTATTTGGTTTAACTTTAATAAATTCATCACAATTTTTTCCAATATTTTGGCTAATAACCTTAATACCATCAGAAAATACTGCAGTAACTATAGCCACATGACCATAACCGCCAGTTCCAGCACCCCAAATAAGTATATCATTTACTTTAGGTTTAGTATCTCCATTATGATATTGAATCAGATTTCTTTCTGTATTCATTTCACCACTTGGAATATTTAATCTAAAGTAATCAGATGCGTTCCCCCATCTGTTAGGCATTTTATGATTTAAATAATCATGATAATACCGTCTGACATATTCTACACATTGCCATTTTAATCCATATGAATATGAACCATCTGAAGACCAGTGACGGTCTCCACATGATGCATATCCATCGTTATAATATACAGGAACATTATTAAATGATCCTATCTCCTCCCCACATTGTGTTTTTATGGGACCAGAACTAAAAGAAAATAATGCAAATAAACACATTATTATAATACTAATACCAACAATTGCTCCAATTGTATTGGTAAATCTCTCAAATCCTTTTATAGGCTTAGTTACAGGATAAGAGTCACCATAAGGTGGAATTTTATGTCCTTTACTGTTTACACAGTACCAGACCTCATCTCTTTTGTTATTCATCTCTTTTGTTTTTTAAAGGTAATGGTGATAGCACCCAACAGAATGCTATCACCGTAATTAATTTTAATACTTCTTCATACATCATTTCATGTCTCTTTTATAGAATAATATTGCAGCCGCAAGGAATACAAAAGCGTAAATTCCAAAAAAAGAAGAATGAATTGATGCTTCACCACTCCAATTTAATGATTGAATAAATAATGTACACATCATACATGTCATTATTAATGATAAAATTACAGCTATTTCTCTCATAATGAAGTTGTTAATTTATCTGCATCACTCCATTTAATTAAGATAACAATCATGATAAATGGGAATTGAATGTTTATACCATACCAATTCCATCCATGTCTTAATCTACTTGCCCATCCTAATCCAACACCACAATGTGGTATGAATTCATGTTCTGTTTTAATTGTCATTGTCTTTGTTGTCGGTTTTATCCAGTTGACTCTTCTGTTCTGTCAAGGTTAATACAAATTGCGCAACTTCTGGTTTTAATTTCCAATAGTTTTGCGGGTTTCTAAATATGCAATCTTTAACTACTTCTTCAAGTTCTACATATTTACTTTTTGCTATATCTAATTGTCTAGTTAATTCTATAAAATTAGCTTGATAATTAAACATTTCATCAAGTCCATTCTTAGTTGAATCCGTTAGTGGATCATTCTTTTCTTTTGCCATAAATCAAGGTTTTAAAAGGTTAATACTGCATTTGTGTTCTAAATTTCTTCTTACCATCACATCCTTTGTAATAGTTACTGCTAGCACATGATGTTAATGCTAAAGTACATATTATAAGAGTAACAGCAAGGATGATAAAATATGCATTACATATCTCACATCTTGGTTTACATGTTTTCATCTCTGTCAAGGTTTAATTTATAAATAGGTTAAAGAACAGTTTTAATACTTGTTCAGGTATATGTATCTTATGCTAATATTACTTTAGCAATATCTTCAATTGTATGTTCAAATCCAAATCTTCTGTTTGCAGCATAGAAATCTAAATCACATGTATCTTCTATAGATTTGTCATACTTCATACAATATGAACGATAAGGTCCAGAGTTTATAGTAATTGTTGATACCATTTCTTTATTGTTCTCAGTATTCAATTCAATTGCTGCTTCAACTCTTTGTTTAAATATGTCTTCATAATCTCTTTCAATTATGATTTGAGGTGTGTCTACTACTGTTGCCATGTTGTCAAGGTTTAATTAATAATTAGTTTGATTGTATTTTAAATAAAAAGAGTGATATGTGCCCATATCCAGACGAGGTTGCGATCCCCTTGCTATTTTATCTGCTTTACTCTTTTATGTTATATCTATTTAATACTCCTGAAATACATTATTAGATTA